TTCACCCACCAGAACGGCACTACCGCATCCGAATTGATTCGGGTCGCATCGGAAAAATTCAAACTATCCGAATCGGAGATAATGAGCCGCAGCCGTACACGACCCATCCCGCAGATCAAGCAGGTTATCATGTGGTACCTCGTCAATCAAGAACGCATGAGCCTGAACGCTGCCGGTCAGTCGATGGGTTACGCCTCGCATTGCATCGCTATCCATGCGGTACGGCTCGTTGAGAACCGAGCGCACGACCCGCTAATACGGCACGTGTTCAAAAGTATCATGCCGGAGGGAACGGAATAGTTACTATATTGCAGCGTATTTGAATCGGGGGCATACGATTCAGTTCAAAACGCAATCACTCAACCAAACCCTATCAAGGGAGGTCATGCCCGACCAAACTTGATGGGGTTTTATATTACTAAAAAATATGGCACAGTTTAAAATTGGCGACAGAGTTAGATGTATTAATGCAAAGGACGTAGAACCTTATGCTACAATATGGACTCTAAAACAAAACGCAGAGTACATAGTTCAGGACATTGAAGTTTGTAAATGTGGTAAACAATATTTGAATGTGGGTGCTATTGCGATAGCTGACGTTGTAAGTGGTTGTTTGAATTGCAACGCTGTGGATGTGCCGCCTAATAACATTGGTTGTACTTTCCGAGCTTCTCGCTTTGTCAAAGTCCAAGAGCAACCCCGCATCGTGCGTATTCAAATGGATATGCCTGAGCCAATACTAAACTAATATGGAAGAACAACGCAGCCGAATTGGATGGTACGTGTCCTACTCAAAGACCCTCCGTAAAATCCAAGACCCTACCCAACAACTCAGAATGATGTGGGCAATAGTTGACTATGGCATCTACGACATCGAGCCAGATTTTACCGACGACGTGTTGCTTGACGTTCTTTTTGAATCCGTTCGGGCAAACATCGACAGCAGCAAAAAATCGGTGGACGATGGCAAAAAGGGAGGGCGAGGACAAAAAGACACCGACCCTTTAAAGGGGGGTTTAAAGGGGGGTTTAAAGGGTTCCGAAAAGGGTTTAAAGCAAGAAGAAGAAAAAGAAGAAATAAAAGAAGAAGAAGAAAAAGAAGTAAAGAAGAATCTCCCCCCTACCCCCCAGTCGGGAGGAACTTCTTCCAACCAACCCGAACCCACCCCGCCCAAACCCGTTAACGCTTTGTACAAATCCGTTGCCGGTAAGTTCTTTGACCTCTACATCAAACGAGGCAACAAGGACGTGATGACGTTCCGAGGCGTGAAAGCCCTTGAAACCCTCATCGACGAGATGGGATGCACCCCACGTGATATTGACCGAGCGGTAGCGTTTGCCAAAGGAGGCGAACTGGGCGGATTCCAAGACCCGAAGTACAACCGCACTTGGCAACCCCACCCCGTTTGGAACAAGTCCGTGACGAGCCTCGAAGACCTGACCCTCACCGACCCGAACGGCAACCTACGCATCAACAAGATACTGGCTGACATGGACGCCGAAGCAACCGCAACGTTCAACCCAGTGCAGATGGGCGGGAGTTATATGTGAGTATGAAACACGGTAGTTTATTTAGTGGCATTGTATGTTTATAAAATAACATTGACATATGTCAACTATATATTATATTTGCTTCATGGCACAAACAAGAAACAAAAAGTACGATGATGCTTATGAACTTTATTTACAAGGCTATTCATTAGAGCAAGTTGGTAAAGTTTTAGGGGTAAGCCGACAATCGGTTTATGAAGCATTTAAAAAAAGAGGTTTTATTTTACGTGGTGTAAATTTTCAACCGTTTCAATTTTACGACAATAAAAAATTTACACTTAGACAACATGGATATTATGAGTTGACGACAGGCGATAGAATGTTAATGCATCGTTATGTATGGGAAAATGAAAAAGGAAAAATACCACCGGGATGGGATATACATCACATTAACGAAAACAAGGCAGATAACAGGATTGAAAATTTAGAATGTTTGCCAAAGTCAGAGCATACAAGGAAATACTCACCGCATAATAATCAATACACAAGAGGGAGGAAACGTGCTGCACATTAGTACATTCAGTGGGATTGGCGGATTTGAGTTAGCCGCAGAATGGATGGGATGGAAAAATATAGCTTCATGCGAAATAAATCCATTCGGCAACAAAATACTGAATTATTATTGGCCGGACGCATACCATCATGACGACATTCATACATTCACTTACGAGAAGTTAAATGAAGAACTTACAAAAAGATTTGGAACCCGCTGGAGAACAGATGACATTGTTCTCACAGGCGGGTTCCCGTAACTATGCCAACCATACAGCCAAGCCGGAAAAAGACTTGGAAAGGAAGACGAGCGACACCTCTGGCCGGAAATGCTTAGAGCAATTCGAGAGATTCAACCGAGTTGGATTGTGGGCGAAAACGTTCTCGGCCTTGTTAATTGGAACGGGGGATTGGTATTCGACGAGGTGCAAACTGACTTGGAAGCTGCGGGGTACGAAGTACAACCGTATGTACTTCCAGCTTGTGCCGTCAACGCTCCCCACCGACGGGACCGGGTTTGGTTTGTTGCCTACTCCGAGAGCAATAGAAATAATAGAACATCCAATGAAACAAGCGGAAAGGCTAAAGGACAGGACGGGCAACAAACTAAACAATTTGAGCAGCGCAGCAAAATTTGGAATGCTGCCGACACCCACGGCAACCGACGTACATCATGCGGAGAGAGTTCAAGCACTCAAAGAAACGGGAGCGCAAACAATGGCAAGTCGAAAAAATGGCCCAAACAGACCGAACGGATTGATGGATTACTTGGACTTCAATCAGATGCTGCCGACACCTCGCAGCCGTGCAGCGGGGGGCAATTGCAGCAACGACAGAGGCAAGGGGAATTTGGAGGACAGAATAGCGCAACTATTATCGACACCAATGAGCAACGATTGGAAGGGTCGACAAGCAACGGAAACATGGAAGGGCACGAGCGATCTCTGTTCAGTTATTTCAAAGATAGAAGCGACTGGCAAAACTTCCCAACTCAATCCCCAGTTTGTAATGGAGATGATGGGCTTTCCTCCCGATTGGACACTATTACCTTTTCTAAATGGCGAAACGAATCAATCAAAGCCGGAGGAAATGCAGTAGTGCCGCAGGTGGTCTATCAAATTTTTAAAGCCATCGAACAATTTGAATTAATGTAGTACCTTACCGCCCCCAATAATCCACAATGCAATCTAAAAAGTACATAATCCCCAACAACGTTCTGCCCGACCTACACGTCGAGTACAACTCAGGCAGTCCATACGGGTATCAGATAGGCTTCGACCTGCTATTCAACAAACTCACCCTCCGCTCTGGGTTCTATTCCACGTGGTACGGATGGCCGCAGCACGGTAAGACCACACTCGTTATAGCGGTCTGCACCTACATCGCAAAGCTGCACAAGAAACGGTTTCTCATCTACTGCCCCGAAGAGGGTGATGCCGTTGACATCGTGAAGTTAATCCTATCCACATGGACGGGTAAGGATTTTTACAACCGGAACGGAGGAACCAACCGCCTCACCCCGTCCGAGATTGACCGGGCAGTTCTCGAGTTCAGCCAATACTTCTACATCGTTCCGACATACATCAAAGGATTCGAGGCGGCATTAAAATACCTGAACGACGTGGAGGCAGAGATAGGTCAACCGATTTGGTCGATGGTGATTGACCCAATCAACACGCTCATCACTACCCATGCCGGTGTTGCCGGTGAATACGAGGAGGGGTACAGCCTCATCGAACACGACTGCCGCAAGAACAAACGACACCACATACTCGTTACGCACCCAGTTGACGACCCGCATAAATCGTCCGAACAAACACAAGGAGCGATTAAGTTCTTGCCGCCACCGTCCGCCAATAACTTGATGGGAGGTAAGACCCACTTTAGACGGGGTCAACTCATGGTCGGGGTGTGGCGACCTAAGGCAGGATTAACCAACAGCGCATCGTCAACGGGCGAAACGTACAAGGGCAACGAGGTCATGGTCTTGGTTCAGAAAGCCAAGCCCCGTGGCTCGTCGGTGGTTGGTGACTACCTGCTCCGATACGATGAGTACCGGTGGAACTACTACGAACTCGACCCGCACGGCAACAAAAAGTTCCCCGTACCAATTGACGTACCACCGCCAAGCGTTCAAATAGAATTGCCCGACCTGCCTGCCAAGCTACCGCCATCCAAAAAATTCGATACCTTTACGGGTAACGGATTGTTCGGAGGGCATCCGGACGAAGAAGTACCGTTTTGAAACAAATAAACCAACAATACAATGATTTACAGAGACCACTTTCAAAACTACAAAGGCTACCAAATTCCGAAAGCCCAACTTATTATTGCTGACATTCCGTACAACTTAGGCAACAACGCATACGCATCCAACCCCGCATGGTATAAGGACGGTGATAATAATAACGGGGAAAGCGAATTAGCTGGGAAAAGTTTTTTTGATACTGATGAAGATTTTCGCCCCGCTGAGTTTATGCATTTTTGCAGCACGATGTTGAAAGCTGAAAAGAAAGGGGAAAGGAACGACGCTCCATGCATGATTATATTTTGTGCCTTTGACCAACAAATGTATTTGATTGACTTAGCTAAACGATACGGGTTGAACAACTACATCAACCTCGTATTTAGAAAAAATTTTTCTGCACAGGTATTGAAGGCAAACATGAAGATTGTGGGCAACTGTGAGTACGGTTTAATTTTATACAGGGATAAACTACCTAAGTTCAGGAATAATGGCAAGATGATATTTAATTGTATTGACTGGCCGAGGGATAATGAAAGTGAAAAAATTCACCCAACGCAAAAGCCTGTTAAACTTTTGGAAAGGTTAATCGAAATATTCACTGATGAGGGCGATGTAGTGATAGACCCTGTTGCCGGTAGCGGTTCCACTTTGATTGCTGCTGAGAATTTAAACCGTAAGGGCTTTGGCTTTGAAATCAAAAAAGAGTTTTGGACAAAAGCAAACCAATGGCTTAATGATGTCAAGCAGTCGAAAAAGGATATTCAGGAAAATGGATTCAGTAAGTCCGTTTTAGAAAAAGTTCAACCTACATTATGGTCAGAGTAAACAAATAAACCAATGGAACGATTACAAGCCCCAACAGGGCACTATCTCAAAGCGATGAATACTACACCACCTAAAACGGAAGATGAGCGAATAGCGAGCCTCCTACGCAGCGCAAGGGCGTACGAGGCCGAAATGGAAGCGATGCGAAACAGCCACGCCACGCTCAACCCCATCCCATCCGACCTCGCCATGCGCTCACGGATGGCGACAATCCAAGCCGCCCAAGACATCATGCACCGATACGCTGAACGCATCATCGCTCAGCTTGATAAGCTCCCGCCCGAAAAGCAACAAGGCTACAAAGACGACGCTACCCAACTCATCTATGCCGCTCAGGTCATCTCCGACCTGCACCTCCAACATTCGGGGCAAATTGACATCATGCAGGAACTTATGACACGATACAGCCAGATGCGTAACAGCGTCGAACGGTATCGAGGCGAACGGCAACGGCTTATTGACGAGGTCAATAATTTACGGGAACATATTAACAACCTCATGCAGAACGAACAATAATTTTGCGTATCTTAGCCTCGGATTATTGGTTTAGCCGATGCACCTTCGTCACTCGTGGCAGGTGCATCGGTTTTTTATTATCTTTGTGAAAACAACAGAACAACAAAATGCCGGGCGTAAAAGGTAAAACGAACAACCCAAACGGGCGACCCAAAGGTGTTCCGAATATTATCAGCCGAAAGATTCGGGAGGATATTGCCGACTTCGTTGCAGAAACATTTCCCGAAGTTATCGAGATATGGCGGCAGATAGATGACCCTGCCGAAAAGTTACGGGCATGGACAAACATTGCCGAGTTCGCAGTACCCCGAATGGCCCGACAAGAAATCGCCCTATCCGACGACGACGACAGCACAACCGGAATCAAGGTCGAGATAGTCAGGAATGCAAAGAACGATTAAGGCGACACCGGTTTTCGAGCAGATACTCGACGCATCAACCCGCTACGTCGTTAACGAAGGCGGCACCCGTTCGAGTAAAACCTATTCGTTCCTCCAATGGCTTATTGCCGTGTACTGCATGGAGAATTGGGGCAAACGAATTGACATCTTCCGTAAGCACTCAGCAACACACGTCGGGGCGGCACTCGACCAATTCATCGAAATAGCAGACGGCCTCAACCTGTACGACCCAAGACAGCACAACAAGACCTTAAACCACATCGTGCTAAACGGCAACCTCATCCGTTTTAGCGGGATGGACATGAGCCAAAAGAAACGAGGCGTCGAACGTGAGATAGCATTCATCAACGAGGCGAACGAGTTCACCCTGGAAGACTTCCGGCAGATTAAAATCCGAACAACCGAGCGTATCTTCATCGACTTTAACCCTTCCGAGAAATTCTGGGTACACAAGGGCGAACTGAACCAATCCGAGACGACGTGGATTAAATCGACCTACCTCGACAACCCGTTTCTTCCCCAAGAACTCATTGACGAAATCGAGCGGATGAAGTACATCGACCCGGACTTCTGGCGGGTGTACGGACTGGGTGAACTCGGCATCCCAAAGGAGGCGGTATATCCGTATTGGAACGTAACGCCCACCACACGGGGCGAACGTATCGGGGTAGGCATGGACTTCGGATTCACCAATGACCCCACCGCCATCATCGAACTTTGGAAAGATGGCGACGACATCATCCTGCACGAGGTCGCATACCAGACCGGACTAACCAACCCCGATATTACCAACGTCATCAAATCCATCTACACCACACCGCCCACCATCGTAGCGGATAGTGCCGAACCGAAAAGCATAATGGAACTCAGGCGGATGGGATTGAAGATAATCGAGGCGAAAAAACCGAACGGCTCGGTTCAGTTCGGCATCGACCTACTTAGGCGGTATCGCATCCACGTCACGCAGGGCAGCAAGAACATAATCAGGGAACTCGAATCCTACAAGTACAAGACCGACAAGTTCGGTGAGATAACCAACGAACCATTGGACGCCAACAACCACGCCCTCGACGCAGCAAGGTACGTGGCGTATCACTTCCTGTCAAATCCGGGCGGTGGCAAATATGTTATCGGTGGATTTGGAGGGAACCGATAATTTTATATATTTGTCTATCTCAGAGTTTAGTTAGTTACTTAGGTCAAGCAAGTTTAATCGCAAACAATCGCCCCTGAAACGTCGGGGGCTTTTTGTTTAAAAAAAGTTCGGATTAATTCCCTAAATTCGCAACGAACCAACTCATATAGTTGTGATTACTTACAACAACATCATAGCCACGTTCGAGGCGTTTGCAAACAACCACCTACAAATCAGGCGGTTCAGTCACGGACTACTCACCGTTGCCGACCTCGACAAGGATGGCGAGTATCCCGTCCTCCACGTCGTACCCGGTACGATGAACGCTGATAACCTGTATCAGTACAGCGTCGATGTGTACGTGTTCGACAAGCCACGAGATAAGGATGAATTTGACAAATCGGACTACCAACGCGAGGTAATAAGCGACTGCACGCAAATCTTAAACGACATACTTGCCGACATCCTGAACGGAGGCAACGTGTTTTTGTTTGATGAGATTTGGAGCGTTGAGATGCCAACGGGTATCACCCCATTCATCGAGCAGCAGCAGCATACGGTGACAGGCGTACAGGCAACCCTGACCATCACGGTAGCGTGGGGGATAGATGCGTGTGAGTTACCACTAACCCCAGTCACCCCACCGGCTCCGGTAGTGTGCGAATCGGCAACCATCGAAATAAACGGTGTCGAACTTACCACCGTTGTATCGGGCGGACTACTTGACATCACGGTTGAATATCAGAACGGCACACCCGTCGGCACACTATCAGGAGGGGACACGGTGACGATACCAAACCCTCCGACATTTACAGACGCAATCTTTGAACTGAACAACACTCAGGTAGGTACTGCCGGGTCAGGTGTGACCTTAGACGTGCCGGTTGAATACGAAAACGGTTCGCCCGTTGGTAGTTTAATTTCGGGCGTGTGGACTATTCCTGACCCGATAACTTGTGCAGACGCAACCGTTGAGAACTCAGACCAATCCTACACGGACACGGTAGCGTCGGGCGATACCCTCGTGCTGCCAGATACCGAATATAATTTCTACCTCGACGGGGTGCTTGTCGATACGCAGACTATCCCATCAATTAAAACCGAAACATTCAACATCGTATGGCAATAACAGTCAACATAGAAACGCCCCCACGCATTTCGGAATCGTTCACTCAGACCGGACACGGGTTTGTTGTGGGTGATGTGATACGGGTAACGAACACAAACTTATTTGCCAAAGCCCAAGCAAGTGGACTGGCTAACTCACGGGCTATCGGAATAGTAACAGCCGTTGCCGATGTGGATAACTTTACCGTGACGATGCAAGGGTATATCAATGTGGGCGTACCAGTTGCAGCGGCAGGTACGGTGTGCTATCTTAGCCCGACAACTGCCGGAGAATTGACAAGTACAGCACCAACGCATCACGAAGTACCGGTGTTGATAATTCTCGAATCGGGTGCAAAAGCGTTTTTAATGCTCGGCATAGACGTACTGCGAATGAAGCAGCAATTACCTTCTGCCGTATTTAGCACCATCGCAGCAGGATTGACACGTTACGGATTCCTATTCGGTTATTCCGGTACGCTCCAAGCAACCGAGAATCAACGCCAATCAATCAGCTTTGCAGGGCGTTACAAGGATTGGTACTTGCGTACTCTATCAACCCAATCAGCAACGGGCGCACTCGTTTTGACCGTTCGTAAAAATGGAGTTAACGACACCATGTCAATAACTATCCCTGCCGGTGGTGCTGCAGGTGAATATTCAGACACGACAAATCAAGTTGCCGCAACACGTGGCGACCTGATGAGTGTTGGATGGGTACACGCAGCATCCACCACATCAACCACCGTAACAATGTTCAACCTAATATTCCAAGAGTAATGGTAACAATTCAATGCGGCACGATGACACTCCACCTGAACGGTGCTGAGTTGACACCCGAAGAACGGGTATTCATAATTCAGAATCTTAGTCAATCGAAAATCATCGACGACAATGGTGAGCGTCCGTACACGAGCGATGAGATTCAGGACGTGATAGACCACGAGGAAAAAATGCGTTCCATCCACTCCCAAATTATCGCACTCGACGAACTCGACCTTATCAGCGAAATGGTTCAAGCCAATCCGAACGGATGGTTCGTTGATTACTGCAACTCACGAGGCATCGAAATATGACCAAAGACCTGAAACAAATCCTTGCTGAGTGGGCGCAGAACGTTGTCATACCACGAGCGCAACGCAACATCGGGGCGACCCAATCCGTTCGTGAAACAAACGCATCGGGTACACGCACGAGGCAGCGCAGACGTGTGGCATCGGGTACGCTCAAAGAATCGCTGACCTTTTTCATTAAAAAAGGAGCGGGTCAAACGAAACTAACCTTCACCGCTAAAGGCAAGGCAAAGCAGTACGCAGACGTAATCGAGCAGGGAAGACGACCTAACCGGACACCGCCTCCGATTGAACCTATCTACCAATGGATGAAGCAGAAAAACATCCGGTTACAAAAGCAAGGCGGCAAGGGGTTTGATAAGCAGACCGATGAGAAACTACGCTCCGTTGCCTACCTTATTTCACGCAAGATAGGCAAGTACGGCATCACCGGAATCCATTACATGGAGGAGGCGGTTAACGATAGCCTTGATGACTTACGGGGCGGTTTACAACAATACGTTGATAATAAATTACAATAGACGATGGCAATTAGTGTAGCGCAGAACCCCATCAGCGCAGAGGGTAACGGTGGGCGTGGTTACTTCGGTTCGGGCGACTGCGTGTTCAGGGTGACATCATCCAACATCGCACAGCCTAACTTCAAATTCTTCGTTCAGGTGTATGACGTGGCGACCCTCGTTGCTCAGTTCGTCATAGCACCCAACCCGCAAAGTATGCTTATGTTCAACCTGTACGAGGTGGCACGGGCATACATCAAACCCGACACGCAGATATACAGCGAGGACTATTCCATCCACTACACCACCAAACTACCTGCCGTAACTGCCGAACCGTTCAGCAGAAACACCACCGGACTGAAACGACTGGAAGTAAGGTTTGGTGAAAAGTACGACGTTGCCGGTGTACCTACCGAGTTCCCCGGAGCAGGTACGCTTGGGGCGGACGCATGGCAAGTCTTTTTCTTGCCTTGGTTTCTGCAAGACGCTGACGGTGCATACCCATCAGGACTGACCCGTTGGGTTGTCGGCTCAACACTTGCCCTGACTAATCAGTTTATGTCCGATATTATTCCGGGCGTGTATAGTCATCCCGAATCAAACGCATGGGGCATCGAGGGTAAGCCGCAGATACCGGTACGATTAAGCGACTACGGTGTCATCGCATTCCCCCACGACGTCACCACTATCGACGATAATAACGATTCGGGTGAGGTGGAGTTTACGATTTGGAACGGCACGACACTAATCGGTACGCAAGACATCGTTGTTAACGCAGCCAACGGAGCAGCGGCAGGTACAAGCACCAACGAACAGGACAAGCTAATATATTACGGTGCATACCCCGCAAACTTAAGCAACACGACATCGACCATCAACCCGTTTTATTGGCCGGACAACACATTCAACCCGACATGGACGCACTACTCCATCCGAATCAAATCGGCAACGTTGGCAGGTATCAGTCTGCCGGTGTACTTTGTTCGTGTCGAATCAACCGAGTGCAGGTACGACAACATTCGACTTGCTTGGGCAAATCAGAAAGGCGGGTGGGATTACTGGAACTTTGACAAAAAGAACGAGATTGACTGGAAGACAGACGGCAAGACGTTCAGGAAGATTAACGGCACGTATCAGAACGCCACATTCAAAAAACTTAATTTTGAACGTGGTGAAACTATCTTTGCGCAAGACGTGGAAAAGATGTACACCTTAACATCGGACTGGCTTAGTGAGGAGGCGTTCACGTTCTTACGTGGCATATTCCTATCAAAAGAAGTTCACATAGTTAATACTGCTAACCTCACGCACATACCCGTAACGGTCATGGACAAGGAGTACAAGCAACGCACCATACGCCACGCCATACAGTACAACCTGACGTTTAAAGTGAAGCTATCCCAAACATACAACGCATGACCATATTAAGGATATACGACGATGCAGGGGCGCAGCACTATCTTGACCTGTACGATGCTGAACCGGTAAAACTGAACTACAACTTTGCCGACATTCAGGACATCGCAAAGGTCGTTTCTAATTTCAGCCGAACGTTCAGAGTACCTGCCACCGAAACCAACATCGGACTGTTCGGGGATTGGTTCAACGTGAACTTGGAAGGCTCGTTCAACCC